ATAACTTCTGGGTCAAACCTTGCATTAGGGTTATCACCTACCGTTGCCATGGTCGGACCGAAGGCAAGACCACCTTTTGCAAGTTTAGTTTTTGCTAACAATCCCTTTAATGCCGAAACAGCTGCTAGTCCAAGCCCAAGACCAATTACAGAACCAATACCGCCACCTTTTATAGCTTCTTTTAATGTTATTTGTGCCAATAACGCTTTTAAAGTCATACTAATAACATCAAGCATGGTATCTAAAAATGCTTTTCCAAAAGATGCAATAGCATTCTCACCACTTGCTAGTGCTGTACCAAAAGCCTCGAATCCTGCTCCTAAAGCCTTACCAAAGTCTTGATTTATTATATTTGTAATTTCTTTTATTGAAGCCTTTATATTTTCAGCACCTTCTTTAACCTTTTCTATACTACTTGTATCAATATCTATTTTTTGAGGCTGTAATAAAACAGCTTCTGTTACTTCAGGTGCTGTTTTTATGCCTAATTCTCTTGTTTGTTTTGTTTTACCATCTACAAAACCAAATGTTTTTTCTATTCTTTTGACTAAATCAGGTGGAAAAATATCTTCAAAACCAGTTTCTTTAGGTAATTTAAATTGACCTAATCTTGTAACATCAAAACCTTTACGTTTTAAATTATCAATAGCTGTTTCTATTCTTGTTAATTCATCAGCAGTTTTACCATATTGTTCTTTTAATTTTTTTGCAGATTCTGAATTTACATTTTGAGTTGTTACTAAATCAGCATATTGTGATTCAATATCACTTAATTTCTTTTTAAGTAATTCATAAGGTCCTAATGCCTTTTCAGTTTTATTTGTATTTGTAATAATTGTATTTCCAAATTGTTCAGTTTGACCTGTCAATTTTTGATATTGTAATTCTAATTCAGCTAATTTTTCTTTTAATAATTTAGCGCCATTATTATTTTTACCATATTCTCTAGTAGATACTTCTATAGCTAAATTTAAATCTTGAATTTGCCATTCTAAATTTTTTATTTTTTTATCATTTATTATTTTTTGATTTTTTTCTTGCTCAATATTTAATTCTGATATTGTTTCTAAAGTTTTATCATAGGCGGCAGTTATTTTTTCAATATCTGTTTTTAATTTATTAATATCACCAGAAACAGTATCATAATTTATTACCCCTGCACTTAAATCTAATCCTGTAGTTAAACCAGTTGATACTTTTACTTCCTGATTAGCTCTCTTTTTTTCTAATTCAGCTAATTTCCCTTCTAATTCAATTTTTTTCTTAAGTTGTTTTTCTCTTACGCCTTCTTGTGCTAATAATTTAAATCTTGTTTTTAAAGATTCATTTGCATCTTTTTGTGCGGAGTCAATTTCTTGTAAAGACGTTTTTTCACTTAATAATTTTGGTAAATATTCACCATATTTTGTATTTAATTCTTCTAATACTTTTTGTCTAGTGGTACTGCTTGTGTTAACATTTTTTAATGTTTCTATTAAATAATTAAATTCGTTAGCTTCTTTGTTTGCGTTTTTTGCTCCTACACTTAAATAATCATTAAAAGTATCAATAGGTTTTTTAGTTTCATAATAGGCATTACCTATAGAATATATTACAGCTACTAAAGATGCTGCTAATACAATAAAACCACCAGTAGTTAAGGAAATAGTTCTTGAGACTTTATCATATCTAATTAATTTTTCAATAACTTGACCAAAAACATAAGTCAATGTACCTAATGATGATCCAAGTTGACCCACAATCCATGACAAACCACCAAATACAGCTATATTTCTTATAGTATTTAATATGGTCTTTTGTTGACTGTCAGATAAGCCCCCAAAATATTCAGTTAATCTACTTAAACTACTTACTACTTCATTAATTATTGCATCTAAATCAATGTTCTTTAAAATTACCTTACCCATTTCGGCAGAGGCAAATTTTAATGAATCTTTTAAGTTATCAAAACTGTTTCTTATACCACCAGTTGAATTTTGTACTTCGGGTAGAATTTTTAAAGATTCTGTAAGTCTTAAAGCAAACTCCTTTGCCCCTATACCCAAATCTCTTACCGCTTCAATATTATTTGTACCAAAGGCTTGTTGCATGGCTTTGCCAATGAGAGGAACAGCAGACTGGATAGGTTTAAAATCTTCAGCAAGAATTTTATTTTTTGAAATCATTTGGGTCATCTGGTATTGAACCGCTTCCAATTCAACCGCTCCACCACCAGTAGTGGCAATAGCTTTACCAAATGTTTCTAAAACTTTTCTTGCCTCATCTGCCTTTAAACCGACAGATTGTAACCTAATAGAACCTCTTACTGCTTCCTCAAAAGCAAGGCCAGGCAATTTTGCACTTTCTTTTAATTTATCTAATTCCTTTGCAGCGGAAGAGGAATCTCCCATAATGGCAGTAAGTCCTCTGCTTAACTGATCCATAGAAGCAGCAGCAGTCAGGAAACTTGAACCCATAGCAACTACTGGTGCAGTAAAACCCAAAGTAATACCTCTACCAATAGCTAGGGCTTTTTGGCTAAAAGCAGTCATGTCTCTACCAGCCATTTTTAATGCCCTCTCCAATGGAGAAGCATCAGCCCTAATTTTTATGGATAATATACCTTGTGCCATTACAATACATCAGTTTTAAATTGACCTTCTCCTTTAACAATCATATCCATCACATCAATTTCTTTTAAATCTAAAGGAGTAAGTTCTCTTTGTTTAAAATTGTCGTCCCAAGGAAATTTAATTAAATCTGTTTGTTTTAGTTTATTGTTTTTACTAATATGTGGTTGTAAAGTAACAAAAGCTAACCATCTTGTTTGCTCCCAAGAAAGTTTAAATTTGCTTTCTATTTTATTTTTATAACCATTATATTTTATAATCAACTCCCTAAAATCAAACATATTCATTTCATCAGGAGTCATCTGAAGGTCGCCCAAACACATCCTCTCCAAATCTTCTATTTCAAGAGGTTTTGCATTTGGGTCATTTAGTTTTTTTCCTCTTCAGTATTACCGCCCATCGATTGTGCTAATAATGTACTAAAATCATTAAGAGCATTGTAATCATCAACTAATTCAGCAAAAGTTTCTAATGTATAAGGGTTTGTTTTGTTTTCTTTGCGATAACCATTTTCAACCCCTAAAAATATAACCTCATATAAAAGGCTTAAATCATCTTCCAAATATTCCTTAAATAAGGAAAATCTGATATTTTTCTTTTTTAAAAAAAGACTTAATGAATAACCACCAAGTTTAAATGGAATATCATTGCCTTCAATTGTAATGTGATTTACCGATACCATATTTTTTTTTGTTTTACCCAATACTACTGGGAGTTAACCAATTGTCAACCCCCAAATAGTATCGGAAAATGTTTATGCTGTAGTTGAATACGTTAAACTAGCTGAAAAATCACCTTGACCTGCCGTAGCATTTACTGCTGCCACTCGTAATTGATATTCAGAACTGGCAGTTAATCCAGTCACGGTTGCACTTGCTGCTGGACTTGTTCCATCCGCAAATGTAGTCCATGCAGAAACACTTGTCAATCTAAACTGAACAACATAATCAGTAATTGCAGAAGAACCTACAGAAGCAGGAGCAGTCCATGAGAATTGTAAAGTATGGGCTGTTGCATTAATTGGAGTAAGTGCTGTAGGCGCACCTGGTGGTGTTTTAGTATATCTTGTAATTGCACCATTTACCCTTAAACTAGCAGAAGCAGTTACGCTTTCTTGATTAGCAGCATTTAAAGATAAACTTTCAATGTATGCACTAAAAGAATATACTGAATCCCCATTTACACTTGATGTGTACAAACAAGTAATCAATGTTCCTGCGTCCCAACTAGCATACAGAGTGTTAAATTTAGTATTAGCCGAAGAGTCGCCAACGTCAGCAAACATTAATTCTGTTGAGAATGTTGCTGATTTTTGACCTGGAGCGACTTCAATCCAAGCTGACGTGTTGTCCTTGTGGGCCATTTCACGCATTGCTCTTGAAAGATCCAATGTATCTGATGTTGAATAAGCAACAGCAACACCATCTACATATAACCTTAACAAAGAACCATTAATTATTCCAGTTGTAGGCATAATTTTTTATTTTAATTTTGACTTAAACTTTTTGTTATCAACAATGGGTTGATAAGCTTCATCGTTGACTTCATCTTCTTCTCCTAATTGTTCATAAATTTCTTGTTCATTGACAACAATAGGAACATAGACAACTTCTTTAGGAGTTTCTTTTTCAGGCATTACTTCAATATCTACTCCAGTATATTCAACAGCAATCCCCTGACTAACAAGACTGGCAGAAAAACCATCAAACATTTCACAAACATCTCCTTTTAGAAAATGATTGTAATCTTTAATAAATTTTATTTTCATAAGTTATTTATTTTAAATATAAAATCAATCGCAATCCAATATATTTTGTCATCCATTACTGGATCTCCAGTCATTTCATCTTCAAATATACACCAATCTAATTTAATAGAATTAAATGTACCTCTTAAATTATCAAATCTGTTTCTTAATGCAACAGATACTTCCTCGCTAGTATCATAACTTTTAGAATAAATATAAAAAGTAACTTTAATGTCATCTCTTGGACTTACAACACCTTTCGCCATAGACGGATCAGTCCTAATTTTACTAAAAGTTATATAAGGGTAAGTCACATCATTAGGTGCTTCTTCAGGATATATTCTTGTGCCAACTAACCCTGTTAATGTAGCATCAGTAGTAGCAATGGAGTATATTAACTTACCTATGTTCATTGTATTCTGTAGTCTAATCCTGCTGCTTTAGCATTCTCATTAATTAATGTATGTGTCCCTTTAATTACGACATCTCTTGAAGCATGAAATGCTTTTAGAAATCCTTGTAATAAAACCTTTGTCTGAAACGCAACAGCACTTCCATATAGGAAATTGGCATAATAGGCATCTGCTTTAACAGTTCCATCAAATGGTCCTCTACTTACTTTTGTTGGATAGTTTTTTAAAGGACCGATTACAATTGTCTCAATTCTTTTTAACCTTGGTTTAAAAGGGTTTAAGACTTTAACAGAATTTCTTAAATGTCCTGGTATAAATGCTGCTTTATATTCTTTTTCTGTTGTTTGACCAGTTTTTTTATCAACCTTCTTTTTCGTAAAATATCTATAATGTACACCACCTTTATAAATAGGAATTTGTGGTTTTACTGCACTTATCATTGGTTTAGCAGCATCATATAATAAATCCATTTTCTTTAAGTCCCAATCCTTTTTAAAATTTGTTCTCATCATTCTTAAAGCATCCTGAACATCTCTATCAAATATTTGCCATTCAACCTCAAAGTCTTTATCAACAAATTTACCACCTTGCTCCGCTCTCCTTTGTTCGGTGCGCAATCTGTTATAATCCATTCCTCTGTGAGTGCCAGTAAAGGCAATTGGTCTTCTTGGCATTAGTATCCTTGTCTAAAAAAGCCAGTAGCAACCATGATACTTCTATCATCGGAAATACTTACGCTTTCGATTTGATAATATTGTGAACGGTATACAAAACGAGAATTAATTGAAATATTACTGTTAAATCTTACAGTAAACTTTATTTTTTGCTGACCTATAATTCTATCAGCTTCCTCTTCCTCAAATCCTGATGTGTAATCTACTTTTGCCCATACTGTAGCTATATTAGTCCAACTTTCAGTTTGGAATCCAGAGTCACTTCTGGTAATGGTTTTGTTTTGAATTAAAACCCTTTCACGCATTCTACCTATAATCTCATATTTATTATACCCAATCATATTTATAACGGTTTAATATAATATCAGCAGCAGTAGGCAATCTTTGTATGCCATTTGTTCGGTTATCATACATTGCTGCAATCAATTTTAAAACAGCTATTCTAATATCTGAAGGACAATCTGTTGCATTAGTTCCAAAACCAGCTACATAAGTAATAGTAACATCATTTAATGACAAATAAGTATCAGGGAAATCTTGATCTACAGCTTCGGCAATAAGTCCTCTATATGTATCTACCTCATATAAAGAAGAGTTAAGCACCCTGCTAACCCCATTTTCATCTAAATAAGTAATTGATGTAACGCTAATCAATGGATAAACTAAACACTTAATAACATTTTCATAATCCGTAGCAACCTTATAGCTTGATGGAAATCTTTCTAATTTTTGTACAATTGTTTTATTTAAAGTACTTATATTTTGTCTTGATTCCACCTCAAACCTAGCTGCTTTATTCATTGCGGCAATGAGAGCATCATCTGTTGCATCATCAACTTTTAAATAATTTTTAACCTCTGCGGTCGTCCATAATTCATTAGCTTGATCAACAGTTACTCTCCACGGTTTCATCTCTTAATTGCTTTTTTTGGTTTAGTGCTAATTTTATTTTCAATAATTGGTTCTGAAATTTCCAAAGGTTTAGTTATAATTACTAATTCCGCTATCCCAGCAGCAATTAATTTTTTAGCCGTTACATCATTAAGTTCAGCCGTATCTCCAGGAAAATATCCAAGGAGATACGGTAAACTTGATGGAGATTTTATAAATCTAACCTTCATTACTCATTTTTAGCTACAAAATATGCATTATATTTAGTAGATTGTGTGCCAAAACCAGTTAATACCAATCTATATTTAGTACCACCAATTAAATCATCCTCATATGATTTTACTAAACTACCTGATTTTAATGTATCCATAGTATTTACATTAACGTAATCAGTAGAACTTGCAGCTTGTAATACTGTTGGCAAAATTTTACTAGTTCCACTTAAATTAGTAGCTACGACAGACCAATAACCAGTCCAAGGAGATAACAATGATACTGGGATAGTAATTGTGTCTATTTCAGTATTAGTAATGGTGTCACTAACTGAATAGCTATAAAAAGTACTTGAAGCGTCATCATAGTTTGCATCAAGTGTTTTGCTTCTGTCATTTTTATAAGCTGTGACATAAACAGCTACTCCTAAAAGGATTAAAATACCTAATACTTTTTTCATTTTTTTATGTTTTATATGCCAGTAATATCTGCGTCTTTAACAGCAGAGAATGAAGCAGCGTGTCTAACAGCGGCATCCCACCAAGAGTTAACTACAATGGTAACTAAAGCATTTTTTGATGATGTATAAGGATCTATAACAACATCTAAACCTGCCCATTGTCCAATTAACAATTCAGCAAAATTTCCAAAGATTACTGCGTGTAAATTAGTACCAGAACCTTTTGTTAAAGTTGAAGGAACTTGTGTAGAAACATAAGCACGATAGCCATTTAACAAGTCTGTTCTAATTCCTTGTTGACCTACTGGTGGTACACCATCCATCCAAACAAATTGAGCAGTACCAGAAGCCTTTTCAGTATTCTTTAAATAACCTCTTACACCAGGAGTAGTAAGGTAGGCTAAAGTACCAAAATCAGCATTATCAACTGCTAGTTCAGTTTCAAGGTCAATTATATGCTTATAAGTTAATGGACCACCATCTGTGCCAATAGATACTGAACCAATTCCTGAAGTATTTAAAATACCGTAAAATGGTTGAGTAGAATTATCTCCATTAATTAAAGCATAATCCAATGCTCTGTTTACAGCTTCGCTTAATCTGTTTCTAACAAAGTTTTCTACATCAATAGATGATTGCACTAATAACTGTTTTGAAATATTAGTAAATGCACCTAAACGATTAGGTGACATACTAATTTTATCAAAGGAAGGATTAGTTTCATCATTTGCAGAATTTTCAGTTTCCCAATTTGCCGTAGCAGCAGCATCATTGCGAGGAAAATCTAAATTACCAGTTAAACCTGTTAATAAGGTTGCACCTGCATTAATAACGGCTAATCTAGGGTCAAGAAAAGGAATTAAGTCTCCTAAAATAGTTGGAATAGTATTTCCACCAGCACTTGCCGTACCAGCAGTCATATCTCTTTTTTCCCTTGCTAAATACATTTTAGGAACAAATAAATTTCCTGAAGGAGAAATACCTGCTTCCTTAAATTCTCTTTCTGCTTCTTGATGCATTTCTGCTTCAAGACCATCAAGGTTTTTGTTGTTAGACAATAAAGAGGCAGCACGAAGAAAAGAATAATTCTTTTTAACTTTAGTTTCTTCAGAAACTCTTGTTTCTTTAGTTCTTAAAGTTGTTTCAGCATTTCTCTTAACTTCTGCTTCCAACATTAGGTGATTTTCAATGTCACTTTCAAGGTTGGTAACCTCATTTCTTAAATTTGTTAATTTTTGCCTTTGCTCATCGTTTGCGTTAGCACCCAATGTTTCAATAGCAGAAATTAAAGATCGCATTTCTTCTATTTTAGCGGAACGCGATTGTTTTAATTCATCAGATTTTAACATTTTTAATAAATTTTAAGTTTGTTTAAAAATTCAATAAACTCACGAAAATTGCATTCCGCATTTTCAGTTTCTCGAATATAATTTTCCATACTGCGAGTAGCAACGCTAGTATTTGGGTTTGCCGGATAAGTTACAGGTGAAACATCGTAAACTTTATCAATACTTGTAATTATTCTCTTCATTCTTCCTTCATTCATCTGCCATTTATCACCGTTTTCTTTTAAAGAAAAAGCAAAAGAAGATTGATAAATATCACCTCTTTTAATTAATTTCATTACATCTTCGGCAGCACTTGTATCTGGTGGTTCAATAATATATACTAGAGAATTACCATCTCTCATTATTTGCAATGTTTTATTTTTAACCCTTCCAAGAACAATGTTTTGGTCGTGGTTAAATAAAGCAGCAGCTTCGGAAAAATCAGCTTCATTAAAAGCATTCATATCTATTTCTTCATCAAAACTTCCCATATTATACGAGCGGTTTAAAGAAGATGCTACACCGACTATTTTTCTTTCCTCTGCATTACTTTTAAATTCAATTTCAAAATACCTTCTTTCCATAGTGTTATTTTTTCTTTCGTCCATTATTCTGTTTGCTGTTCTTTCCGCCCAGGGTAACATCGTTGAACCACCCCAAGCGTCATACATTACAGAACCACATATTTCATTATCATTTTCATCAAAATATTTACCTTGGTCATATACCTTGGCTCTGCTTAAAAAACTATAAGTGCGTATCACTTCATCCTCACTCAATGCTTCTCTATTTGATAACTGCCTTGCTCTTGTCCATCCAACACTAGTGCCACATTGACTATTATACTCTTCTTTATGTTTTAAAGCCTTTTTGGCTGCATTGGTAGCTGATTGTGGGTAATTTTTATAAGGCATTATTGTGGATTTTGAGGGTTACCTTGACCAACTGGTACTTCTCGACTATTAGAAGCCAAAGGCAAACCAAATTGATCCCCACCATCATAAGGATTAAATCCTTCTAAAGCCCTTACCTCATTTGGTGCAATTGCTCTAATATTATAAAGCTTTGTATAATATTCTGCTCTGGCCATTACATCACCACGATACAATTCATCTAAATCTAATTTAACACTATATTTACCCCATTCATTTTGGGGAAATAATTTAGTATTGAATTCATTTTCTATTCTTTTTGTCCAAGCACGAAGGGTATATTGTACAAATATTCTATTTAATATCTCTATATTAGTTTGAGAGATGTTATTTTGTCCTATAAGAAGAAAGCCTGGGACTCCAGTCAGATTACTTATATCTTCTATAGTTAATTTTCTTGCATCTATATCCGCTGCTTCAATTTTAGCGTTTATTGGTTTAAATTTAAAACCTGCTTGTAAGAAAGCTACCGATTGTTGATTATTTGCTCCACCATGTTTGTCTTGCCATTGTTTTTTAACAAGATTTAACTGATCCTCATTTAAAATATGGTCTGTTTCTACAGTTCCACTTAAATTAGTACCCTTTGCATAAATGTCATTACCATAATCAATTTCATGTAATGCTCTTGATAAAGTTGTTCTACCAGCCTCGATAACACTTTTGCCCCAATAACCATTATCAGAAAAGTTTTTAATATGTAATACTTCATCAGATGAATATATTTCATCGCCTTTCTCAATCTTGTAAAAAAATTCGTCATTTATTTTATACATCTCCCATGGAGAATCCACTAAATTTAAAGATAGTATTCTTCCTGCTTGATTTCTTTCAGGTATAATTAGGACATTTCCTGACTTTTGTATCATTGAACCATTTACCACCTGCCTTACAATTGCTTCACGGAAACTAAAGGTATCGTATTTTTTTGATGGCCTAAATTTTATTAAATTGTACATTGGATGGTTAACTGCTTCTACAATCTTACCATCCGCTGTTGTTTCGTATATGGAAAATGGGAGAGAAGCCAATTGCTCACTTAAAATGGTTAATGCTCTAAAATAAGCTGGAATGGAAAGTGATGTTTCGTGAGATACTCTTCTTTGATTAGATCCAAATAATTCTTGATACAATTTCCAGTCCTTGGCAGGTCCAAGGTTCGAGATTCTAGATCTCTTGAAATAATTACCTATTTTAGTTAATATATTCATGTTGCAAAGATGAATATTATAAAATTAATGTGCAAATTATTTTGTTTTATCCTATAATTAAATTAAAGTCAAGATTTAATTTATTTTTAGGATCTATCGCCTCGCCAATAGCCATCGCAGCAGCAACCATACCATCAATTTTCTCATTACTCTTTCTTTTGTCAAATTTAACTAATCCAGTAGAATTTATAATTAAAGCAACATTTTGTAACATCCATTTTGATACTGGGTCTCCATTGTGAAATATTTTCTTTCCGGTAATCATCTTTTCAAACTCACAAATAGGTGTATTCATTTCTGGAAAAGATTGTGGAAATGGTCTGACATTTACTCCTCTTTCTTGAAGACTTATTACAACATGAGTTGCTCTCCATGGGTCATAAGCAAGACTCCTTATGTTGTATTTTTGAAAAATATTAAAAATGTCGTTAATAATTACCTCATTATCTACAATATTACCATTAGTTACCTTAATATTTCCATTTCTTGCCCAATCTAAATATGGTACTCCATCTCGCAAAGACCTTTCTTTAACATTATCCTCTGGAATCCAATAAAACCATAATAAATAGGCTGGTTTTTCTTTAAATTCAGGAAAAAACAAGCAAAATGCACTAATATCAATAGTTTGTGCTAAATCTAAACCACCAAAACATGGTCTGTCCTTAAAAAAATCATCATCAACCTGCATTTCGCATTCTTTCCATGCATTTTCGTTAATCCATGTCGCGTGAGTATTTGTCCAAAAGTTTAAATTTTTAGTCATAAAGCCAATTTGCTTGGCTGCACCTTCATTTAACGCTTTTGTGTACTGATCTTGAAGATAACCCATTCCAGTAGTGACATTTAAAGAAGGGTTTGCTTTCATCCATGTACTGTTATCTTGCCAATCATCATCTTCATCAAGGCAAAATATTAATGGAAATACTGCGTCATCGTCTTTATGACCTTTAATAATATCAATACAAACTTTTCTTAATTGGTAACATGGGCTTTCTTTGTTAAAACCTGCTGTGGTAGTGATAAGGATTAAAGGTTGCGTTCTACTACCTATCCCAGATTCCATGATTTCTAAAATAGAACTATCTGGGTGCGCGTGCATTTCGTCAATAATGGCTATATGTGGGTTCAATCCATCTAAAGTTTTGGCATCGGATGATACTGGTAGCATCTTTGAATTTGTTTGTGTGCTATAAATGGAATGCGCTCTGACTTGAACCATCTTGTTTACAGCATCAGAATCTTTTTTTAGATATTGTAAAATTACTTTTGCCGCATCCCAACATATTCTTGCCTGGTCTCTGGTGGTTGCTGCTGTATATATTTCAGCACCCTTTTCCCCATCAAGAATAAAATTAGCTACCGCAGTCAAGGCAGCAGTTTCCGTTTTAGCATTTTTTCTTGCAATTTCAAGATATACTTTCCTAAATCTGCGTTTTTTATCAATCTTACGCTTCCAACCAAATATCATTGACCAAAAGAATTCCTGCCATGGCATTATGTTTACATTTTTACCAGCATACTCACCTTTTGTCAACCTACATACCTTCATGAACGAAATATAGGTGTTTGCAGCCTTTTCGTCATAAAAATAAGGGTAATTAGCTGATTCAGACTTTTTTAAGTCATTATAATGCCTTTCAATGGCCAATTTTGCATATAAACCAATATTTTGAGATTCTAAAGCAAACATTAGGCATTTTTAATCAACTTCATAATAGGGTCTTCCTCTTTTTTGTCCATCCTTGAAAAATATTCTAACTTTAATCTTGACTTTGGATCAAGTCCCAGTCTGTCGGACATATCGTTGTACATTTCCAACCCTTGTTTAAAAATGCTCCATTCGGGAGAAACCTGTTGTGTGCCGTTAGGGAAAGTCATAACACCATTGTTGGCTAGTACATTTTCAGCTGCTTTGTTTAAAACAGTCAATAATCTTGCCGTTAGGTTAATAGTCATTATATCTACTTTTTGAGAAGCATCCGCCATCTCAAGATGATTTTTTAATAATAGAACAACTTCCTTCTCCGTTTCGCTCAAACCAAGCAAATCTTTGTTAGCAATGCGTTGAGAGGGTACATTCCTTACCCTACTTGATTTTAATGTACCTTGCAATTCTTTTAATTTATTTGTTTTCATATTTCTTATTTATTTGCAAAAGTACATCATTTTTTGAAACAGGTAAATAATAATAATCCACACTTATCATTCTTTCTGGACTATACCCTCTTCCTTCCATATTGGACTTTATATCATGACATTTTCTACATAAAGTAAAAAGATTTTTTTCATCATAAGGATGACCACCATCTAAAAGCCTAACAACGTGGTCAGCAATGCCATTATTATTACCATCAGAGCAATCTGTGTAAATATCCCTTTGCAGACAAGCTTCGCAAAAGGGTTGTTTAGTCTTTTGTAATTTTCTCACCTTCTTCCATCTTGGTGTGGAATAAAAAGAATTCTGTGTTCTTTGTTTTGGGGCAAAACGCCTGGTATAACGGTTTTCTAGTGTCGGCATGGTGCAAAGATAGGGATGAATGAAATACCCCCAACAAAAAAAATGGCTTTGTTAACGCGGATT